CCCATATTGGAACCCTATTCCTTTTTATGAAAAAACAGATGTTGAAGTGCGTGCAGAAGCAGATTCCGCTGGCGGCATAATAACAGCCTCTGCGACTCTCGACATTACTTATATTAGAAATGATGGAGTGACATAATGGCAACTAAGAAACCAGCGGTTAAGAAGAAAGCCAAATCCAGAGTTAACGAGGCGGGCAATTATACAAAACCTGCGTTACGCAAACGGCTATTTAGTCAGATCAAATCTGGTGACAAAGGCGGCAATCCGGGTCAGTGGTCTGCAAGAAAAGCGCAGATGTTAGCAGCGGCATATAAGAAAGCAGGTGGGGGCTATAGGTCATGAAAGGCGTAAAGCATTACAAGAAAGATGGGACAGAATGGAAGGGTGGCAGTCACAAGATGCCCAATGGAGACTTACATTCTGGTAAAACACATGGCAAAACCAGTCAAAAACTGTATCATCTGAAAGAATTGTCTAAAACAGCACAGAAGAAAGCTCGTGGCGCTCGCAAAAAGTCAAAAAAGTCTTAAAAAATGGACTAAACAGAAGTGGCGTACCAAGTCTGGTAAGCCATCTACTCAGGGAGCGAAGGCTACTGGGGAGAGATACCTGCCTGAGAAGGCTATAAAAGCGTTAAGTGCGAAAGAGTATGCGGCGACAACCCGCGCAAAACGCAAAGCAACTAAAGCAGGCAAGCAAGTAGCCAAACAACCGAAGAAAATAGCGAAGAAAACACGGCGGTATCGTAAGAAATGAGCGCAGTTGCACCCAAACGGGCGTACAACATGTCAAAACCATCGTTAGATCCCAATGATTTCGACACGTTACTTAAAGTATTACCTACATTATCGCTAAAAGAACAGCAAAGCATACTTAATGACCTAGAAGACTACGAAACCTTGCTGTCAAAAGAGAAATCTAAGACAAATTTCTTGCAATTTGTAAACAAAATGTGGCCTGACTTCATTATGGGGCGACATCATAGGATCATGGCAGAGGCTTTTGAGGATGTAGCCAGTGGAAAGTGCAAAAGACTGATTGTTAACATGCCACCACGTCATACCAAGTCAGAATTTGCGAGTTATTTGCTCCCAGCATGGTTTTTAGGGCAATTTCCTCACAAAAAAGTAATTCAAACGTCACATACAGCAGAACTTGCCGTTGGATTTGGTCGAAAAGTGCGTAATTTAGTGGGTCAAGCGGAATATAAGGACATTTTTCCCGAAACCGCGCTACAAATTGACTCAAAAGCAGCCGGAAGGTGGAATACCAGCAAAGGCGGCGACTATTTTGCGATTGGTGTGGGTGGTGCTGTTACAGGTAAGGGTGCAGACCTACTGATTATCGACGATCCGCACTCAGAGCAAGAAGCAACGCTGGCTGAGATAAATCCAGACATATACGACAAGACTTACGAGTGGTATACGTCCGGCCCTAGACAGCGACTCCAACCGGGCGGTGCTATTGTTGTCGTAATGACAAGATGGAGTAAGCGTGACCTGACAGGTCAAGTGCTCAAATCCAGTATGCAACGCGATGGCGAGGAATGGAGAGTGATTGAGTTTCCAGCAATCATGCCTTCTGGTAACGCGCTGTGGCCTGAGTTCTGGTCGTTAGAAGAATTAGCAAGTTTACGTAATGAGTTACCACATAGTAAGTGGATGGCGCAGTACCAACAAGAACCGACGAGTGAAGCGAGCGCGATTGTCAAACGAGACTGGTGGAAAGTCTGGGAAGGCGAACGACCACCGCCTTGTGACTTTATATTGATGTCATGGGATACCGCGTTTGAAAAAAACAACCGAGCTGACTACAGTGCGTGTACTGTGTGGGGTGTGTTTTACCAAGCAACCGACCACCCAGAAGAATACGAGTCTGAAGAAGAATACGACAGAACCAAACAGAATTTAGGCATACCGCAGCCCAACTTGATATTGCTAAACGCAATTAGAGACAGGTTAGAGTTTCCAGAACTCAAGCGATTGGTAATGCAAGAGTACAAAGAGTGGGAACCTGACAGCATTATTATTGAGAAAAAAGCCAGTGGTGCGCCGCTTATTTATGAGCTGCGATCTATGGGTGTGCCTGTGCAGGAGTTTACACCGACGCGAGGAAATGACAAGATATCCAGATTAAATGCAGTATCCGATATATTTGCATCGGGTAAGGTGTGGTATCCTCCGACACGATGGGCAGAAGAAGTGATCGAGGAAGTTGCAAGTTTCCCTGCTGGGGAGCATGATGACTATGTGGATTCTACGTCTATGGCGTTAATGCGTTTTAGAAAAGGGGGTTATGTCCAAACATCATTGGATGAGCCAGAAGATTACTACAGTACGAGAGATTATAGACGCTACAAAGCCAGCACAAATCGTACGTTATATTACTAAGGATAGGATAATGGTAGATAGGTATAAAGGTAAGAAAGGTGGTTTCGGTAGTCTTTCAGAAAAAAACTATTACGAAATGAAAAAACGCGCTGAAGAACGAGCGAACAGGAAGAAAAAGAAAGAAGACGCTAAAAAACCAGTTAAAAAACCAACAGTAAAAAAAGCAACCGCATCGAAATCTAAAGATAAGTTAACCGCCGCACAAAGAAAAGCAAAACTTGATAGAGCGAATAGAGATAACAAGCGTGGGCTAACTAAAGAAGAAACACGAGCAATGGGTTTAACCGCTGCATCAAGAACTTCAACTACAAAATCAAAAGAACCAATATCTCCTAGAGAAGCTGCTGCTAAACTTAGAGCTGACCGAGCAAAACAAAAAGCAGCGCGAGATAAAGAAGCGGCAAGAAAAGCCGCAGAAAATAAAAAGATGAAAGCCGTTGACGACACTTCAGCCGTAGTGACAAGTCTTGCGATTCCGGCAGCGGTTGTAAGAGCAGGTGGTAGAGGTTTATTAGCTGCTGCTAAAAAAGCAGGGTTTAATAACGTCAGAGACTACAAGAAGTACCTTGCTGCTCTAAATCCTAAAAACGTAGATAGCACTGGTCGAAGATCGCCTATAAATCTAAAAAGACCAGATAAGCCAAGTGGGGCGAAAGACACAAGAAAGAACCAACTTAACACGAAACTATCAAATACTGTTTTGAATACACCTGTTCTTGGAAGCAGAGTAGCCCGAAGACTAGCACAGCAACAAAAAGCAAAGGAAGCTAGGATAGCTGCTCAAAAGGCGAAAGAAGCAAAAGCCAAAGAAAGAGATTTAACTATACGTGACTTAGGTATGTATGGAGCTAAGAAAGGCGGTCTAGTTAAGAAGAGATCTATTGATGGTATTGCTAAACGCGGTAAGACTAAGCTAAAACGAGTTAAAGGGTAGCTCAGATGGGTAAAAAAGCCAAAAACAAAACGAAAAAATCAAAGGCTAAAGTAAAATCTAGTGTTTATATAGCGCCAACCCATCCTTTGTTTACAAAACCTACAATGGTAAAAGACATTCCGCTTGAACTTAAACGCGGTGGTTTGGTTAAAGGCATAGATGGTGTCGCTAAACGCGGTAAGACTAGAGCTGCAAGGAGCAGGTAATAGATATGGCAGACAAACCAGAACTAGAGATCGTCTTACCTGACGGAAGACCTGCATCAGAATACCAAGAACCTCAAGAAGATATGAGTACGGTTGTTGAGATAGGTATAGGCAGTGAAGGTGGACTTACTGTAGAAATTGATTTGCCTGACGGCGAAGACTTTTACGAGAATCTAGTTGATGAATTTGACGACGAAGATAGAGACTTAGAAAAAATAGCCTCTGAGTTAATGTCTGACTTTGATGGCGACCTTAGCGCTAGAAAAGACTGGCTACAAATTTATATAGATGGGTTAGAATTACTGGGTCTGAAGATAGAAGATCGAAGTGAGCCGTGGGCAGGAGCCTGTGGTGTCTACCACCCACTACTGTCTGAAGCGTTAGTTAAGTTTCAATCTGAAACTATTATGGAAACAATGCCTCCCGGTGGCCCTGTTAAAACCAAAGTTATTGGCAAAGAAACACCAGAGAATTTAGAAGCCGCTGCTAACGTAGCAGAAAACATGAATCACTATATAACGGACAAGATGCCGGAGTATCGTGGTGAACACGAAAGAATGTTATGGGGTTTAGGACTGTCGGGTAATGCGTTTAAGAAAGTTTACTATGATCCCGCTGTTGATCGCCCAGTCTCTATATACGTACCAGCCGAAGACATCGTGGTTCCCTATGGAGCCAGTAGTCTCGATTCAGCAGAACGAGTCACGCATATTATGCGGAAGACCGAAAACGAAGTTAAAAAACTTCAAGCTGCTGGATTCTACAGCGATGTTGAGCTAGGGTCTCCTGACGATTATGAACTGGATGACGTAGAGCAAAAAATAGCAGAGAACATGGGGTTCAGCGCAACTAGCGATGACCGATATAAAATATTAGAGTTCCACGTGGAACTAGACCTAAAAGGATTTGAAGACACAGACGAAGATGGGAATGAAACAGGCATTGCGTTGCCTTACGTAGTAACCATAGAAAAAAGCTCACAAGAAATACTAGCCATCAGACGCAACTGGGTAGAAGACGATGACGCTAAAAACAAACGTCAACACTTTATCCACTACCCCTACATTCCGGGATTTGGTTTTTATGCGTTTGGATTAGTGCATCTACTAGGCTCATTTGCTAAGTCAGGCACGTCTTTAATTAGACAGCTTGTCGATGCAGGAACCCTATCTAATTTACCGGGTGGGTTTAAGACTAAAGGTATGCGAATTAAAGGCGATGACGCACCGATATCTCCTGCAGAGTTTAGAGATGTTGATGTAGCCAGCGGAACTATCCGCGACAACATAATGACGTTGCCGTACAAAGAACCAAGTCAGGTTCTGTTTCAACTGATGCAAAATATCGTTGAAGAAGGACGACGGTTTGCTTCTATCTCTGATATGAAAGCAAGCGACATGTCTACCCAAGCACCTGTTGGTACAACCCTTGCAATACTAGAACGCACACTAAAAGTTATGTCTTCGGTTCAAGCGCGTGTACACGCGGCGATGAAACAAGAGTTTCAATTACTTGCAGAGATTATTAAAGACAACACACCAGCTAACTATGCTTATATGCCGTCCCAAGGAAGTAAGTCAGTTAAACGTGCGGATTACGATATGGTAGAGATTGTACCTGTATCTAATCCTAATTCTTCTACAATGGCGCAGAAAGTAGTGCAGTATCAAACGGTATTGCAGTTAGCACAGACATCACCAGAATTGTATGACTTACCACAGTTACACAAACAGATGTTACAAACGATAGGAGTACAAAATGTCGATAAGCTCGTGCCTTCAGAAGAAGATCAAAAACCTAAAGACCCAGTTTCTGAAAACATGGACATCATTACTAATAAACCCGCTAAAGCGTTTTTATACCAAGATCATGAATCTCATATCAAAGTCCACATGAACGCAATGCAAGACCCAGTGGTTCAAAAGTTAATGGCGAACAACCCCAATGCAGAAAAATTTGCTGCGGCGCTACAATCACATATAGCAGAGCATCTAGCATTAGGGTACAGAATTAAAATTGAAGAACAATTAGGTACAGCGCTACCACCGCAGGATGAACAGTTGCCGCCAGAGGTAGAATCACAGCTATCTCGATTGTTAGCTAATGCGTCTGACCAGTTATTGCAGCAGAATATGTCTGAAGCACAGCAACAGCAAGCACAACAGCAAGCACAAGACCCACTCGTGCAAATGCAGCAGCAAGAGCTGCAGCTTAAACAAGGCGAGTTAGAACGTAAAGCTGCTAAAGATAGAGCTGATAATCAACTATCTCAAGCAGAGCTACAGTTAGAAGTAGCTAAACTAGAGTCTGATGAGCGACAAGCGCTACAAAAACTTATAGCTGAGGGAGTATCTAAAGAAGGTGCTCTTAATGTACAACAGTTAATTGAAGGCGCTAAATTAGCTGTCGCAGCAAACAAAAACAGTGGGCCTACTAATCAATGACAGTTTTTGAAGTAATACATAAAGAAATAAATACTAAACAAGACCTTTTACTTAGCAAACTAAGTAGTGGTAGTATTAAAGACCATGCTGAATATAATTACGTATGTGGCAATATAAGCGCCCTGCGGAGTATATCAGACTATATTACTGAATTAGAATCAAGATTTGAGGAAGATTAATGAGTAGCGTAGCTCCTATAGATGAATCTGCAACAGCAACCCAACTACCAGAACCACAAGGATACCGCATCCTCTGCGCTATCCCTGATATCGAAGATAAATTTGAAAATGGTATTATCAAAACAGAAGAAACCATTAAAAACGAAGAAATACTGGCTACAGTGTTATTTGTAGTTAAGTTAGGCACAGACTGCTATAAAGATGAAAGCAGGTTTCCTAGCGGCCCTTACTGCAAAGAAGGTGACTTTGTATTGGTTAGACCCCACACAGGGACTAAGATAAATATACATGGTAAAGCCTTTCGTTTAATAAATGATGATTCTGTAGAAGCAGTAGTTGACGATCCACGAGGAATACAAAGACAGTAATTTAACTAAAAGAGGATAATGTAATGCCACAAACCGCATTAGAGAACGAAGCAGTAGAAGAAGTTGTAGAAACCCCAGAAGCCGCTGAAGAAGAATTTGAAATTGTTATAGAAGACGATACTCCTGAAGAAGATCGTGACCGAGAACCTATGCCAGAAGAAATTGTGGATAATCTCGAAAAAGACGAGCTTGAAGAATATTCTGTAGAAAAATCCAAACAGCTTAAAAAAGTATGGCACGACGAGCGTAGAGCTAAAGAAGCAGCCCAACGTGAGCGCGATGCAGCAATTGCTTTTGCTAAACAACAACAAGAAGAAAACAGAAAGTTTAGAGCTGACCTTAATAAAGGCGAAGAAGCTCTTATGGAAAATAGCAAATCTTCTGCAGAGCATGAAATACAACTTGCTACAAAAATGTATAAAGAAGCGTTTGAGTCAGGCGAAGCTGATCAAGTAGCTGCAGCACAAGCTAAAATGGTAGCGGCGCAATCTAGGCTACATGCGGCAGAAAATTATGAACCGCAGTATGGAGAGATTGAACAAGCCGAACAAAACGAAGGGTGGAGTATCCAACCACAAGAACCACAACCCCAATTAGACCGCAAAGCCTTAGCTTGGCAGAAAGAAAACGAGTCTTGGTGGGGTACTAATCGTAAGATGACAAGTTTTGCGTTTGGGATGCACGAGGACTTAGTATCGCAAGGTATTGACCCTGATGTAGACTCAGATGAATATTATAGTAGCATTGACAAAGAAATGCGGTTAAGATTTCCAGAAGAATTTGAAGGAGAGACACCAGAAGCAGATGCGTCACCCCGTACTGCAGCGAAAGCAAAAACTGTTGTATCTTCTGCGAAGCGTACTACCAAATCAAAGAAAGTAGTGCTAAAGGATTCTGAAGTTAGACTGGCACATCGTCTAGGATTAACCCCCGAAGACTATGTACGTGAAAAACTAAAACTAGAAGGTACAGCGTAATGGAAGAAACAAAACCAAAAAGTCGATTAAATCGAACTAAGCGGGATGTTGAAACTCGCGCTACACAGGAACGACCAAAACAATGGAAAGCTCCTGAGATACTGCCTGAAATAAACAAAGAAGATGGGTATTCCTATCGCTTTGTTCGCACTAGCACTTTAGGTGTTGCTGATGCTAAGAACGTATCCGCTAAGTTTAGGGAAGGTTGGGAGCCTGTAAAAGCATCTGAACATCCAGAAGCTATGGTGATGGCCGACCACGACAGTAAATTTGAGGATTCGATAGAGATTGGTGGGCTGCTTCTCTGCAAAACTGATGAGGAGCTTACTAAACAGAGAGATGAATATTACTCCCAAAAAACGGGGCAAGTAATGGAATCTGTCGATAATAACTTTATGCGTGACCAAGATCCTCGTATGCCACTGTTCAATGAACGCAAAACGAAAACAGACTTTGGCAAGGGATAAACAGTCGCGTTAACTTTCTGTTTATAAGCAAAGGAGCTTAAAAATGGCATATCCAAGCGTTGACGGGCCTTATGGTCTAGTCCCCGTAGGATTAGTAGGCGAACGCTATTACAATGGGGGATTTACCCAGAAAGGTATTGCGTCTGAATATGGTACAACTATATTTCAGGGTGATATCGTTAAAGGCGTTACAGGTGGTACTGTAGAAAAAGATACAGGTACTACTGCTTGCACTCCTAACGGAATATTTGTTGGGTGTTCTTTTACGGACGCTTCAATGGGGCCACGGTTTCAAAACTATTGGCCTGCAAGTCAAGTAGCAACGGATGCAGTAGCATACATTGTTGATGACCCTAACGTATTGTTTAAGATCGCAATTACATCTTCGGGTGTAGTTATCAGTTCTTTAGCAATAACCGACATAGGCGCAAACTTACAAATCACGCAAACCGCAGGAGACACTATTAACGGTGTATCTCGTGTGTCTGCTGATGATACGTCTGCGACTACTAACACTTTTCCTATACGAGTCGTAAGTCTAGTTGAAGAAACTCGCAATACTTCTGGTGGTTACACCGAAGCTATATGTAAGTGGAACGCTGGGCATCAATACGGCAATACTACAGGCGTTTAAAGGAGTAATTTGAGATGGCTATAAGTAGAGCGCAGATGCTCAAAGAGCTATTACCCGGTCTCAACGCTCTTTTTGGGCTTGAGTACAGCAGGTATGGTGAGGAGCATAAAGAAATTTATGAAAACGAAACTTCAGAGCGAGCGTTTGAAGAAGAACAGAAACTATCTGGTTTTTCTGCAGCACCCGTAAAGGCTGAAGGTTCAGCTATTGAGTATGATAATGCTCAAGAAGCATACACAGCACGTTATACACACGAAACTATTGCGATGGGATTTTCGATTACAGAAGAAGCCATAGAGGATAACCTTTATGATTCTCTTTCTGCTCGATATACCAAAGGTCTAGCTCGTGCGATGGCGTACACAAAGCAGGTTAAGGCAGCTAATGTTCTAAACCGAGCTTTTAACAGCAGTTACACGTATGGTGACGGAAAAGTGCTTTGCGCTACAGATCACCCACTTGTTTCTGGTGGAACTAACTCAAACCGTCCGTCTTCTGGCGCAGACTTGAATGAGACTTCTTTAGAAGCCGCTATCATTCAACTTTCTAACTGGACTGACGAGCGTGGGCTTCTAATAGCCGCAAAAGCTAACAAACTTATTATCCCAGCGGATCTTATGTTTGTTGCCGAGCGACTAATGAAGACCGACAACAGAGTTGGTACTGCAGACAACGACATCAACGCGATCAAGTCAATGGGCGTTGTACCGGGCGGGTTTAGTGTAAACAACTTCCTAACCGATACTAATGCTTGGTTCTTGACTACTGATGTCCCTAACGGTCTGAAGCACTTCACTCGTGCGCCAATGGCTACGTCTATGGACGGTGATTTTGACACCGGAAATGCTAGGTATAAGGCACGAGAAAGATACTCTTTTGGTGTATCTGACCCATTAGGAATCTTCGGTTCGCCCGGATCTTCCTAATAATACTTTTAAAGTATATGAAAGGGGGCCTTGTGCCCCTTTTCTTTTTTGTGTACTCTCAACATAACTAGGATTTTTATAAGCTATAACGACTGACCTAGCAGACACTTATTAGGACTTTATAGCGAAACCTTTAATAAGGAGGTAGCCCAAAATGGCTAATACAAGTTTTATAGGCGCAGTCCGATCCGAAAACGGATTTACTAAAATATCAAAAAATTCAACCACAGGAGCTATTACAGAAGGCTCTACTTATTCAGATGCCGCATCTATTACAGGTGTCACTTCTGCTACTGGTGGTCTTGTTATTGGAGCTGCAGATAGTCTTAAATTAATTGGTGTAACTTCAACTACAGACACTATTGCTGTCACAGATGATACAAATACAATCGTTACAATCGCTCAACCTGCAGGGACTATCTTAAAAGATTTAATAGCTTATCCTGCTGGTAACATTGTCACAGGTGGCTCTAGCGGCAATGACCTTGACATATTCATTGGTACATCTTCTGCTGGTACACAGCTTCTTGCTGCTACAGCATTACTAGATGATGGCGGTGCTGCCGTAACTTGGACAGCTAACGTACCACTGTACATTATTGAAAACTCTCACGGTCAAGCAGCTAATGCTTTTGCTACCGCAGGTATTGGCCCTCTAGGTGGCCCAGCTACTTCTGAAGCTATTGTTATTGCAGGAGCCTTATATAGTGCAGCTGCAAGAGACATTTTTGTTACTTTACGCCCAATAGGGGCTGATTTGGCTACTGCCGCAACTACTGTTAAGTACATTGCTGTATTCCAATATTTGTAATCACAATGGGGAGGTAAAACTCCCCTAATTGCAGGAGTAAGTCATGAAGATGAAAAAGATGAAGTACAACATGGGCGGCAAGGTCATGAAGTACAACATGGGCGGCAAAGTACCTACTTACGCAGGTATGCCTATGATGGCTGAAGGCGGTATGGTCAAAAAGAAAAAGAAAAAAGTCAGCAAGAAAAAATCTATTGATGGTATTGCTAGACGAGGCAGAACTAAAGGCCGAATGGTCTAAGAGGGTATAATTATGGGTGGGTATTCAGATGTAATTCCGGTATCGATTACCGCAGACACTGTAGCCTTAGATGCAGATGGCATATCAGTAGCCGCGTCTGTTGGCAATAATGCGGCATTGGTTATTGGTGGTGCTTTAGCCGACAGTGGTTCTGTTACACTTAGTCATGGAAGACTAATAACTATTCTTTCTGCAGGCGACGATAGTGGAATATCATTTACTGTAGTTGGTACGGACGTTAACGGTGATTCGCAAACAGAAACAGTAACAGGCGCAAATGCAGGCACAGCAACAAGCAGCAAGTATTTTAAGACGATTGCAAGTATTACTGCCGTAGGAAACCCCGCAGGTAACGTATCAGCAGGAATTAATGCTTCAGCCGCCGACGCTATCTTTACAATGAGAAGCAGGCTAAAAGGTATGTTTTTAACCAGCACAGCAACAGCAGGAGAGATTAACTTTCTTACGTCATCGCCATCAGGCACAAGTATTATGAAACTTAGTTCTGTTAGTGATGCTAATGCGACAAGAGATGTGACAATACCTGACGAGGGCGTGGTGTTTACGAGTGGTATCTATATACAGTATACCGTGTCAACATTCTTAACCATGACAGTGTTTCATGCGTAATGGCTACTTCAACAACAACGGCGTTTAATCTTGATTTAAACGAGATAGTAGAAGAAGCGTTTGAACGTGCGGGTTCAGAAATGCGTAGCGGGTATGACTTAAAAACCGCAAGACGCTCTCTTAACTTGTTATTTGCTGAATGGGCTAACAGAGGCATAAACCTCTGGACTATAGAAGCAGGTACACAAGTATTGACTGCAGGCACAGCAACTTACGATTTAGCTTTAGATACTGTTGACTTAATCGAGCACGTTATAAGAACAGGAACAGGCACATCCCAGTCCGATATAGGCATATCGCGTATAAGTGTGTCTGGGTATGCTGGAATACCTAACAAAAACATTACAGGTAGACCCAATCAGATATACATTAATCGCAGAAGTGGGGCTACCGAGAGCAGTACAGTGATGTACCCACAGTTTACTGTGTGGCCTGTACCTGACACTACAGAAACCTACACACTTGCTTACTGGCGCTTAACTAGGATACAAGACGCTGGAAACGGGGTTAATACACAAGATGTACCGTTTAGGTTCTTACCGTGTTTGATTGCAGGTTTAGCTTATCATCTATCGTTAAAGATACCCGGAAGCGAGCAACGCACCCCCATGCTTAAAGCTATGTATGACGAAGCGTGGCTAGAAGCCTCAGATGAAGACAGAGACAGGTCTTCTATGCGTATGGTTCCTAGAGTGTCGTATGTATAGATATGGCTAGTCGCTTTGCTACAAACAAATACACTATTGCAGAATGTGATAGGTGTGGGTTTCAATACAAACTAAAAAAACTTAAAGAAATCTATATAAGGACAAGAAAAACAAATCTGTTAGTATGTCCTACTTGTTGGGAGTCTGATCACCCACAAAACTTACAAGGTATGTATCCTGTTGTTGATGCTCAAGCAGTAAGAAACCCAAGACCCCCACAAGGGACAGATGTAGTAAATATATTTCAGTGGGGTTGGGAGCCAGTTGGTTTTAACGACAACGATGGGTTAGTACCAAATAATTTGAAAGGAACAGGTAAAATAGGTACTGTTACAGTAGATACAGTGAATAGCTGAAGGAGCTAATATGAAAGTAAAAGTCAAAGATATGAGCACTATCAAACCTTGTGCTATGCCGACTAACGCTGGGTATCCGAATAAAATACCTAACACCCAAACTAAGAAGATGAAGGGTGCAGGTGCAGCAACTAAAGGTACTGGGTTTAGCAATAAATCTAACTAATAACAATGAATTACGGCGCATTAGTTGCAGCAATTAAATCTTACACAGAGAGTGATTTTTCAACTACTGATGTAAATTTATTTATCACACAAGCAGAAGAAAGAATATATAACAGTGTGCAGATTGCTTATTTGCGTAAAAATGTTACGGGCACAATAACAATCAATAATAAATACTTAGCTGTTCCTGATGATTGGTTGGATACGTATTCTTTAGCTTTGATAGACGGTAGTGGTAATTACAACTATCTAATTAACAAAGATGTTAATTTTATAAGAGAGGCGTTTCCGTTACCCACAGCAACAGGTACACCAGAGTATTATGCGTTGTTTGACGATAGCGCGTTTATACTAGGCCCAACACCAGACGCAGGGTATTCTGCAGAGCTGCATTATTACTACTACCCAACATCTATCACAAACGGTAGCACAGACTCAAATACTACTTGGATTGGTGATAACTACAGCACAGTCTTGCTTTACGGTAGTTTGCTAGAAGCCAATATTTTTCTAAAAGGTGAGCCTGATGTCATGGCAGAGTACCAAAAACGGTATGATGCGGCGTTAGGAGCGTTGAAACAACTGTCAGAATACAAGAACCGTAATGACTCCTACAGGGCGGGTCAGGCAAGAAAAGCTACGCTATAAGGAGATACTTTAATTATGGCTATAACACAAACAATGTGTACGTCTTTTAAAAAAGAAATACTTGAAGCCGTACATAATTTTAGTGCTGTTGGAGGACATACCTTTAAGATAGCTTTGTATACGTCTAGCGCTACTATAGGAGCAGACACCACAGCATTTACTACTGCAGGCGAAGCAAGCGGAACAGCTTATGTTTCTGGCGGGTTTACTCTTACTAGTAACGGGCCGTCAAGTGGTGGTACTACGGGGTTTTGTGATTTTGAAGATGCTTATTGGAACTCATCAAGTATTACGGCAAGAGGCGCGTTAATTTACAATAGTTCACAAAGTAACAAGGCTGTATGCGTATTAGATTTTGGTTCTGACATAACAAGCAACCCTGACTTTAGAATACGGTTTCCTGTAAACGACGCAGATACAGCGATTATTAGGATTACATAATGGCAAATAGAACGAATAGCGGTTGGAGTAGAGGACAGTATTTTTCTGGGCCGTGGGGTCAACCTGTTGTTGACGCTATTGAAGTTACCAGTGTATCTGCCGCTGCTGTTGTTTCTTCAGTACAATTATGGCAAGCAGTTGAAGGGCCACCGTCTATTACTTGGAGTGATGTAAGCGATGCTCAAACACCTAGCTGGTCACAAATAAGCACTTCGCAAACACCTAATTGGTCAGGCAATATAGCCGCATAGAGGATATTTAGATGGCAAGTTCATATGTAAACAATTTAAGACTCACAGAAATTGCTACGGGTGAGGAAGCTGGTAATTGGGGAACCATAACCAACACAAACTTAGAATTAATAGGTCAAGCATTGGGGTATGGAACTAGAGCTATTGCCAACGCTTCTACTGACAATATAACAATAGCAGACGGTTCTTCTGATTCAGATAGAGCGATGTATTTAAAACTTACAGGTGGTGGACAAGCCTGTACAGTTACTCTTTTACCTAACACAGCATCAAAAGTATGGATGATGCAAAACGACACAAGTTTTACACTTACGTTTTCTCAAGGTAGTGGAGCTAATGTATCTATAGAAGCAGGAGCTTGTAAGATTATAGCATCTGATGGCGCAGGTTCTGGAGCCGCTGTTTACGACGTACTTAACACATTACAAATTTCTGGCGATCTAACACTTAAAACAAGTGATGGCGCTATTATAAACTTGCAGACATCTGATACAGATGTGCAACTAGGTGAGGTTTTAGGAAGAATAGACTTTAAAGCCCCAGATGAAGCAGGAGGAACAGACGCTATATTATTAGCTGGGTCTGTCGCTGCGATAGCTGAAGATACGTTTGCAGCGGATAACAACGCTACTAAATTAAGTTTTCAAGTAGGCGCAAGTGGGACAGCCACCGAAAAAATGCAGTTAAGCAGTTTAGGGCATTTAGATGTTACTGGAGACATAACTGGAGCTAGTATTAATGCTGACGGAGACACGAGCGCAGGTGATAACGCAGCAATGGGCTATACTGCCGCAGAAGGACTAATCCTTACTGGGCAAGGTTCAACCAACGATGTCACCATCAAAAACGATGCCGACGCAGATGTTATAGAAATTCCTACAGGGACTACAAATGTAACCGTTGCGGGAACATTAGGCACAGGCGGCGCTATTACTTCTGGTGCTGGGTTACTTATTGCTGATGCTGGAACAATAGGCTCTGCAAGCGATACGGATGCTATATCTATATCTTCTAATGGCTCAATAGTTATGTCGGGCGCAACGGTAACTGTAAGTGGAGCTTTAGGTGTATCTGGAGAAACCACTCTATCTACGCACCTTAACATGGGTGATAACGACATTATTAAACTTGGAGCTGGAAGTGATCTTCAACTTAGCCACAATGGTACAAATTCAATAATAGATAACAATACAGGTTCTTTGTTAATACAAAGTGATGCTCTTACTTTAGAAAGCGACAGTGGAGAAGACTATTTGACTGCTGCGGTAAATGGCGCAGTAACCCTGTTTTATGACAACGCTTCTAAACTAGCCACCGTAACAGGTGGAGTTAATGTAACGGGTACTTTGACCGCATCTACTGAAGTTACTGTTAGCTCTGACGTGCGGTTCAAATCAAACATTGAAACGATTGATAGCGCATTAGATAAAGTAAAAGCGATGCGTGGTGTATACTTTGATAAACATGGTGTTGAAGACAGACGCTCTGTAGGTGTTATTGCACAAGAGATGCAAGAGGTCATGCCTGAAGTAGTGGTTACAGATGACACAGAAGATAAACATTTATCGGTTGCCTATGGCAACTTAGTAGGCGTTTTAATAGAAGCAGTTAAAGAATTGTCAGAAGAAGTAGAAAAATTAAAGGCTAAATAATGGCGGTCACAAGTTCAGCTCCTATCAGCATAACAGACCTTGTTACTGAATTTGGCGGTAGCGCCCCTCATTCTTTAACGGAATATTACCGTGGTGGCAGCCTTGTCCCTAACACTACAGCTAACAACAGTGTTCCTACTAGCGGTGCTATATCACTAACAGACTTTTTTGGAGCCAGTGCAACTAGCGGGACAGATGATCGCACTCTAACTATAGGTAGTGAAAATATAGGGTTTTTCCCTGCGTACGGGTTTTCTTCAGCAGCTACAGGGTTTGATTTTGGATCAATAAGTTCAAATACTATAGGATTTAGTGGGTTTAATGTAACTATTGAAGGCGTGTATTGGACAGCTAACAGTATATTTTTTAGGGCTAGTACCAACCCCGGAAACAGTGGCTGGACATCAATGACTGTAGGGAGCACTGTTTTTAATCGTACTGATGCAGCAACTTACGTATCGGGCAGCATTGCTACATGGAGTTGGTCTTCTTCAAACGTAATTGGTACTTCAGGAACACAAACGGTGTCTTGGCAAGAATAGGATAATTAAATGGCAAGTTCGTATACAAGCAACTCAGGAATAGAAAAGCCAGCCGAGGGCGACCAGACAGG